TGGCGATATTTTCAGTAGTTTCAAAATTGATTGGGAAGTTCGCATTTGGAACACCAGCATAAACTTCTTCAAACCTACCAATACCTCTTCGCTTTATGTAAATCTTCACCATCATATGCGTGGCATTGTCGGGTGGTGTTATCTTTGTGAAGTAGTCATTGATGCTTGTCCAGGCGCCTGTGTTATTTGTATAATTATACTCAACATTATGTGGTTGTGAGGTATTATCAGAAGATTCAGTCGATTGACTAAAGAATATTCTGAACTTTTCATATGTCGAGATTTCAGGATCATACGGAGACGGATTTGTTCCTGATGCTAAGAATGGCAAGGGAGCAGTTGATCTTGCTTGCTTGAACATCAGTTTAGTTACTTTTTGTCCATCGGTTGGGGAGAACGTCTTACCTGTTAATGAAGTAGTTTCTTCTGAGTCTCCGTCGCCAGTAGGTGGAGCAACATTTGTAGTAATTTTTCTACCAACATACGACAGAACCAGTCCTCTTGTTGGACTCGTTGCAATGAACATTGGTTTCTTGACCATGTTAATAGTTCGTGGATATTCTAATCCAAGACTACTGATCGGCGCACCTGAACTGTTTGGTGTTAAGAAGTATACTCTTCCCGTGTTATATGTGTACGGTCCGTCCTGAAGATCTACCCAACCTGAGTTTGTAAGATAGAATGCATCTGATGATCCAGAAGCAGGAGTTACAATTTCACTAATGATTCCCTGTGACTCTGCATCATATTCACTATTTGCTTGTGCTTTAACATAGACACCAAACGGTTGTGCTGGATTTGTTATACCAGTTTCAAACCTCATAACATCACCAACGGTATATCCGTGGTTCTCCTGATTAACAAGAAGTCTATTTCCCTGTGAAACCACACCAGTTTCAATTGACTCTGCAATTTCTCCGCCGATATAACTAACAACGAATCCAGTGTCTCCTGTCACACCAATCATCATTGGTTTTCTTACGAAACCAACTTGCGAATCTACGGGAGAATTTTGAGAAAGCATACCAGTCGTTCCAGACGAGAGGAAGTAGGCCCTTCCAATCTCCAAGGTAAATCCTGCGGGGACATTATCAATTATGGTGTCCCACCTAGAACTCTTAACCTCACCTTGGAACGTAATGTCGAATGTTTTGTCATTGATGACTTCGGATACAATACCGATTGCTTCTGCACTTTCTTTACTACCGGCAAATGCTCCGGTGAAACCTTCACCGTGAGGTCTGACTGGCATACCAAAAGAAAGTCCATGTGCCGTATCTGTCGTTACTCTCTTCTTGTTAACACCGTGGAAGAAACTAGTGTGTCCCTCTTCGTCAATTTCTGCTACATCAATTGGTGTTGATAAAGTTGTATTATCATAACGGAGAGTTACGCTTCTGTGATTCCTAGTTATTCCACGCTGACCGTTTGTGAATCCGGGAGGAGCAGTAAATCCAAAAATGAGAACTTCACATGACTCACCACCACCAAAGTGTAGATTGCCTGCGGTTCCTGTTACTAATCCTCTACCGTCACCAAATTCTATATTTTCGTTTGTAGTCCACGCACCAGTGTGTCCACATACACCAATTTGGTGTGGTTTCCATAACCAACCGGCACTAGGACCGTCTGAACGAGCGATGATAATACCACCACCACCCGCTGCAAGAATTTGTGAATCTGCACTTAATCCTTGTGTTCCGTCTTCGTAGGTTCCACCTAGTACAAGGTTGTAATCAGCAACAGTAACATTCGTAGAATGAACAGTTGTCATTTGACCTAAGATGGTAATATCAGAACCAAAGGTAACACCCTTCTGAACAAACCCGGAGTGTTCTATGGCAAGATTTCCGTTTGCATCAGTGGACACAGAGATACCGTCACCAGAAACTCCAGTATAAACTTTGAGTCTGTTTAGTTTATCAATAATGTCTTCGTTAGTAATACGTCTCCACTCTTGGAAGGTATCACCTAAAGAAACGTCTGCAATTTCATATGTGTTAAACTGTGGTCCGGTAGACATTTATTATTTTTCCTCTTTGATTAGATCACAGATCATTGTCTTAAGATTTTCTATCTCTTGCCTTAGATTATGTATGTCTTTTTTTTGACCTCTTTTTTCGAGATCTTCTTTTAGTTTTACATTATTTACCATAATCAAAGCGCCCGTTTCTAGATCTCGTTCATAATTTTTATTATCAGTTTTCGCTCTCATATCATTGCTACCACTCTAAGGTCTTTAATTTGCGGGACATTACTAGTATTGTCAGAAAACATTAATACCTTAACTTGTAATGTGGTGTATTGTCCAATTTTATCTTGAGCGTTATCACCAACTTTAAAACTAGTTTCTGTAAACTCGAATGGGTTCTCTGTTTCCTGCACAGGTGTCAATTCTTGTAGTCTATAAAAATCAGATTCTTCAATTTCTTGATAGGTAGAAGGTGGAAGAGTTCTACAGTAAACTTCAATTGAAGTTCCAGTTGGTTTGTTGATATCAAGGAAGACGCGAAGATCGTCTCCAACCTCTTGCAGTTTTATGCAACGTGTTAGATACCTAGCGGCCGCGTTATCAACGGCAGGACTTTGATAATTTGGATCACCAGCACCAGAATTGTTTATCACGTTTTCTACTGTAATAACAGAAAGATTCTTCGTGTCGAGAACCGCACTTATTGTAGTAGAAGATGGATTTGTAAATTCAACAACATGTGTAGTTTTTTCCTGTTCGGAAGGATTAGATGAAATTAACTGACTCGGTGAGAACTGATAATTTTCATTTTGTGGTAACTGGAATGTGGTTTGTGAGGTCCCAAAAGTTAATTTATGAACTATCGATGTTGTTGGTAAGATTAATTCATTTGATAGAATCTTAACAAGGTTTACATCCGTAGATACTCCGGGATCTGTCAGATTAATCTGTAAGTTCCCGGGCGCAGCAGTAAACAAGCACCTGTTAATTTCACACATAAATATCGTTGCAGTTTCTTCTTCTGCCACATTTGTGTTTTGTGGTAGGAACACACTACCCATTTGAGGATCTCTAGTTATTACATTTCCAGTTAAAGAATCTTCTAGTCCAATATTTCCTGTATACAGTTTGTAATCATCTGTATTAGAAATGACACTCAACGAGTAGTTTCCGGGTTGTAGATATACCGGAGAAGAAAATTGGAACTTGGTTGCTGTTGGAATATCTGTATTGGCATTGACTTCGCTCGGATACACCGTAACCTCAGAGAAAGGTATGATCGAAGATGCAGATGGATATCCACTAACAGTTGGTCGAATCTGTATAGTGACTGGAAGTGTTTCAGATTTAGATGCAAAGTAAAGATTTACATGATCTAAAAATGTACCATTAGAGTGTATATTAGAGGATACGGTAAAGATCTGTGAGAGTGGATCTACCCACTGTGTTTCCAATGAAAGATTTAAAGAATCTTCTCTAGTATAAACATCCCGAACAATTTTCTCACTAGTTACTGTTTGTCTTCGAAGAACTATAGGACGAGTAGCACTAAAGGTGGTATCAGTGGTGTTCTGAACACCTTGTGCATAGTAGATACCCTCGGCAGAAGTTTCTGCATCTGCCGCCGTATTAGTAGACGAATCTGTTAGTCTAAAGACTTTTTCGCCGGTAAGATATTTCTTTGGGGGAATTGAAAATTTAAGATTTGTAATCTTACCAAATGAATCCGTTGTGATGTCACCACCAAGAGACCCTTCATTTGGTGTACAGAATTGACTGACATCATCACCATCAAAGAAAGGAACGACTTTCGTATTTGGTTTTAGATTCTCTGCTTTAATCGTTATAGTTTGAGATCTAATGAAAGGAACAACACTAACATCAATAATCTTGTCATTTACTTTCTTCTTCAGAGTATCAGGAACATTCCCTAGTCTGATGTTAAGTCTGGACTTTCTTTGTTCGATGGTACTTGCAATGTTTGATACAGAAGATACGTTTTTCTCAATCCTAGATGCAATGAATATATCAGAGTTTTGAATTCTTGCTTGCTCTAAGAATCTTTCACCGACAACATTAACTAGATTGTCGTCTATGCTTTCAACTCCAGACCAAATACTAGACCATTCGTTCCACTGAGTTCCGAATCCTCTATTGTCATTGAAGTTATTGACTTTCCAGTTGTCGTTTGAACCAAGATCGTTAATTTTCACCACTGGACGAACTGAAGTAGAGAACCATTGATCCGATGGCGGATCGAGTTCTAAACGACCAATCCAGTTGATTAAATCGAACGGATTAACTGAAACAAAACCATTACTTAGAGTTTGTGAAATTAGTGGTTGGGTTCCTGTAATCTTAGAGTGAACAAGACCGTCCGAAGAAATTTGCAAATTGTCACCAAGTATTAATGAACTTGTATCTAGAGTGTGACTAGTTTCGTTGAATGGTGGTCTTAGAATTGAATTTTCATAATCAACAGAACATGCATAATTTGAATTTGATACATCTCCTAATCCATGTCCTGCAAAAGTATCGACAACTATACCGACTTTACTTCCGATTTCACTACTATTACTCTTTTCAATATCCATCGCTTCAATTTCATTTTCGATAAGAGATAGTTTTGTATAAAGTTCAAGATCATCAACTCTCTTCTCAACCCTACCAATGTCTGCCATGGTGTATCGGTTATTTTCGATATACTTAACCGCAACATCCGATGCATTGTGTGTATATGGTGGCAGTGCAATAGTATACAATGTCATAGAGTCAGGTCTGTCTGCTGGCGCCACTGGTTTGAGATCTGGAACTCCCTCGATAACATCAAAGTTTATGTCATCACCAAACGACTGTCTCGCAACAATCTTATCAATTCTAGACTGATAATATGTGTGGGACTCTTCTATGCTAATGATATTGTCTGTCGGGATTACATGGCCCGAAATTTCATCTCCTATGGGACCACTGTGTCTGAAGTCTATACAACTTGCCAGTGAAGTTGTCTTACCTAAACTTGGACTTGCAAACAATGGAATATTATCATAAGTTATTCCAGCGTAAGATTCAACTGTAAATGGTCCAATTGATCCACTATGCTGAAAGTAGTCATATGTTATTCCAAACGGTTCATTTAGTATAGATGATTGGTTCTCGGGATCCTGTGTAATATAAGTGCTATACTTCTCTGGTTTGATGTATAATTTTCCAGTAAGATATCTTGTATCTCTTTGTCCATCATCAAACAAGAAGTCTCCCGGTTCCGCAGAATCCATTTCTGTTATTTGATATGCATCAAACTTACTTAGAGGGACATAAAACACAGGGGCGTCAAACGTACCTTCATTTACAAGTTCCGAGGTAGTAAACCTTTGACTTTCTTTAGTAAGTGTTTTACTTCTAATAGTAGGTGAAGTGATGATAGAATTTGAAGAACCTTGATCTTGCGCCACAATAGGAGCAACTAGAACATATTCATTTCCGGGAGAAGAATCTGGTATTGTTATAGTCAGAGTTTTCCCATCAGCAGATCGTTGATAGACGGGGGCATCATCTGAATTATTTTGGAAGTAATTATCTACAAGTTGTAGTACCCCAGTTGTCCCGTCGTCAGTAATGGGTCGTGCAAATAAAATGTAATCACTAGTGTTTGTGATGAGTTCAGTGCCAGATTCACTAAAGAACTGATGAACACCCTCTGGGTCTGTTGCAACACTGAGATTCCAAGTTGCAACACCATTGTCGTCAACTGTGATTGTGTTTGATCTATTATAGACGTATCTAAGTTGATTAATTGACTTAACAGTTTTTCCCTGTGGAACTTCAAATACTAGACCGGACTCTGGAATATCAAATAACGTCTGACTATCTTTAGAGTTTGGAACAGAAATCAACCTGATAGCCGGGAACCCAGTTCCTAGATTTTCAGGTGCAGTATTGAGATTACTCGGTGGCGTCATATAATACGCACTAGAAAAGTCACCATCACCAATAAACGAATCGATATAAAATCTATGAATGTAGTTTTGATCTACTTCTCCACTTTGGTGATTAGATATTTCATTTCTAACGGCGTTTATGACAGAAGAATTGTTTTCTTTTTCTAAGTTATGTACCGTTGCATTACCGATTCTTTCTCCGGTTTGCTTCCAAAGACTGACGGTAACTGCACCTGTTATTACATCATAACCATTCGTAGGAGCAATTAAGTTGTTAAAGAATTCTCTATTACCTGTAAAGTCATCACCAACACCGTCTGGTGTCGGTGCATTTCCGTCACCGTCAACTTCAACTCCAACGAAAAAGTTTCCGACCTTTGCGCCGGGAATCTTAGTTAGACTAGAACTATCGGTTGTTCTTGATTTATTAATGTTAATAAACTGTGGCGATTGTGTTTCGTACTCATAGCCATACAGATATGCTTTTCCCGGTTGAAGAGCAGAAACTAATTTAGTAGAATCTCCACCCCGATCAGATGTATAAACACCTCGGTTTGTTCCATCATTTAAGTGTTCTCGTAAATCAATCTCAAATGGTTTTACTGTGTAGGATCCAGATTCATCGAATGTTCTTCTTGCTAGTGTCTTTTCTAACTCTGCATAGTCTGTGTATAGAGTCTTAAAAATTACACTACCTTCATCGAATCTGACTAGTTCTATGAAGTTCTTTGTGGTTGAAATATTATTCACAAAACCAAGATTCAAATCAATCTTATATCGATCGCCACCCGGAGCGTTATAGTTGTAGGATCCAGAAGCAGGATCTCGCAGAGTCGCATCATCTCCCTCTGTTACAGCACTTCTTCGGACACTAAAACCTACGCTTCCACTTGGTTGATTAAAGAATCTAACTCCATCACCAGTGAATCCATAAATCGAAGTTGACTGTTTGTCTGTTTTTACAAAGAAACCATCGGTGTAGAAAATACCGGGACTTGTTGTTACTACTTTAGATCTTCCCTGAACACCATTAACAATAGTTGCGTCGGTGACGGTTTCAGATACCTCTGCAATTTCTCCTGCTCCCGTTCCGCCTACGATTGTTGATCCAAAAGTTCCTCCGGGTTGAAAAGTATTTCCCTGTAGGAAGTTTACATACAGCAAATCGTAGTTGTCTACAGTGGATGTGGGTGTTTTTTCAAGATGAACCACCCTTGCACTAACATTCTCTGTTGTTCCACCGTCAGTTTTAACCTGACTAATATCGTACCCACCAAGTAAATCTAAATCAGAACCTTTAACTATCCTGACATAAGAACAGTTTTGAACTGATTGATCACCACCGAGAATCTTTGCCCCATCTTCGAAGATATGGTCACCCATCCTAGAAACTTGGTTCTGGAGGATGCTTTGAAGTTGAGTAAGTTCTCTTGCTTGAACTGCATAACCCGGCCTAAAGAGGACTCTAAGAAACTTCTTGTCTTCGTCGTAGTCGTCATAGTAAGGATCTATGTTCAGTAATGTCGGGTCATATGATGCCATTTATTTGTCCACCTTAGAAACCAAGAATAATCTTGAAGTTTTCTTGTTGTTCGATGTTACGATCTATTCGTCTTATATTCTCTATGTATAATACATCACCAGATGATAGTTTCAATTCTGGTTCAGACACAGATGTAATCCACTTATTTTCTGGTAGATTTGGTGAACCACCAGACACACCAAATCCATCAGTTCCTGCTCCGCCTCTGAAGGTTCCGATTACATTTGTAAGTAGCAATTCTCCTGTCCCTCCGGACTCGTACTTCCATTCAACCACACTTCCCTTGGCGTAATTGGAATTTACCTTTGATCCTTGCTCAATTACATCATCAGCAGAGAACATTCCTTCTGTCAACTTATATCCGGTTGGAGAAGTTGAGTCTACCCTACCTTCAACAACTACATTTGTTGTAGTTCTGTATACCTTGTTTAAAACTTTTGATGATGTTACGTCATCTACTGAAACTATCCGTGCTATGTCTTGTTCTCCTGCGATCATTTGAGGTGTAATCACGCCGTTAGTCGCTCCCTCAACAAAGGTTTTGATTAACTCACCACCCTTTGCTTCTACTCGCACTACGTTTGGATAGAAAGCAGAACTACTGATACCACGAACTTCTGATGCTAAAGTAGAACCAGAGAACGATCCAACTACAGGATCTACCAATAATTCGTTACGATCTGGGTTCCATGCTTTTACCAAACCTTCTGCCGTTCCGGTTCCAATTCCAGTATACTGTGATACCTTTTCATCTACCTCGAACGAACCGAGTTGACCCAAAGTGGCACCAAAAATAATTCGTTTTGTGTCGTCATTGAGTTCTTGAGTTTTGAATGTACCCTGTACATCTTCAAGAATCAATTCAACGTACTCACTATTTCTACCAGTAAAAGACTGGATTTTAGCGGCGGCCTTACTTTCACTACCTATGATAAATTTACCATCTAAGAAAGTACCACTTGTATTAGTAAAATCATAATTAGCAGCCAGATACTCTGGTTTTCTAATTACCATTTTATTTGCCTGCTTTAGTTCTTTTCCTGCAACTTTATTTGTGCCATCGTTCAGTAATGGATTTTTTACAATCCCGAATTGTCTAAAATCATTTTTAGTCGAGATCTCATTATTCTCATCTCTGCTAATTTTCATGTTGATCATAGTTCTTGATGCTTCAAGATCTTCAACTATGTTCGCTGCGTGACCTTTCTTTGGACCAATTATAGGTCTCCAGTTATCGGCAGTCCCGGATGATGGTGTAGTCAATATATCTACGGTGGCAACACTATAGTCTTTGCCTTTAGTAATTGTAACCAGATCACTAACTTTATTTGAAGAATTTAATTTGGTTCTAACAGTACAATCTGTTCCGTCACCAGTTATAACCGCATGTGGGATTATGATATACGATGAGGGTTTCTTAGTAGAATCTAAATTACCCAATGTTTCATCTGAGTGCAATTGAAAATCAAAAGGTTGATCTACAACGATATACGGATCACCATCAAATCTTGCGTCATTATCCCCATCGAAATACACATAATTTGATATTCTTCGATATTGTCCAACTTCTGGTCCTCGTCCATCTACAATGTAAACTGCATACCCAGCATAGTATGAACTGATTTCATTCGGTGCCAAATTTTTATCAAGGTAAACACGATTTAAATCTCCCGTGTTTCCATGACGCACGTTTTGCCTGACTCCCTCAGCGAACCCTGCTGAGTATACTGCGGAACCTTTAACGTCTCTATCGAACTCCTCGATAGATCCTGCAACGGCCTTTTCTTGTGCTTGGTATTGATGAATACTGTTTGTATTTGTTATATCAGTAACAAGACGAACAGGCATATAATCATCAGTCATGAATGGTCTAATATCTTCTGTGACTTTACCCAAAAACTTCCACTTATATTGATCACTACCAACTGTGACAACATCGGTTCCAGTAAACTCTGGTTTTACTGTTGATGCTCCGCCATCATTATTATCAATGACTTTATATACTCTAGAATCATCAACCAATGCATAAAAATTATTAGCAGTCAATCCACTAGATGGGTTTTCGAATAACGACAGAGTATCATCATATTCAGAGTAGAAAGAACCAGAAACCCAGTTGTTTCTTGGTACGACATGGATAGCATCATTTTTATCAATACGCTTTGCTGCTATTGCATTTCTAAATGCATCGTTCTGAACATCTATAGAACCTGTTACGCCAGGTGCTGCGGATTCATTTGGCCATTCGTCTACATTACCTATAAACAAGTAATATTGATCTTCGTTTGACTTATCAAAGTCATTAATCAAAGAAGTCGCAAAATGACGGCCGAATGGTTTTTGGAAGTTTTGTGTACTCATACTAGTATATATCTCCGCCGGTTGGTCCAACATTATTCACATCTAGGGTGAAAAAGTTTCTGAGAGTTATGCCGTCAAATGAAATTCCGTTAGGTATTGTTGTTACACCACGAACAGCAGGGTGGAAGTAGATTGAAAAATATGTTACTCCAAGATTTTTTGCAGCAGTATATCCACCATCAAATGTTGCACCACTACCACCAAGAGGTCTTCCTAACGGATCATGACTTGTGATACCACCTTCTGGGACTGTTACAAAGGTAATACCTTGAGTGCCGGGATTAAAAACAGATCCATCTGGTCCAGTTGCTGCGAAAGGATTATACCCAAACGGATATAAATCCCCGGTTGCACCTACGAAGGTCCCCCCGACATTCCCAGTTCGACCGTTATTTCTTAGATTTAGCGTTGTTCCGGGAGCATATGGAGTGTAATGTCCAATGATAGGAAGTTCTTGAATCTTGCTTATGTTAAGGTCTTGAGAATTGTCTCTTGCCAAAACTCTAGTTAGTGCTATTTCACCAAATACTTTCATCCCTGCTGGGTGAATTATTTTCTTTATTGTATCTTCGAATTTACTAAGAGTAACTTCAGATCGTAAAACATAAGAATGAATTTGGTAGTAGTGATTATCTTGTACGACTTTATTAGAACTAATTTTACCCATGTTTCCATCATAATATCCCGGTTTACGATTTACTGCTTTGGGTATCAAAAGACCATATGCACTTCCATCACCTGTTTGACTTCGGACCGTAAACGGAACGGATTCGTTATAAAAAATTCCGCCGTCTGTAATATGAACATCTAAAATCTCGCCCTGTAAACCAACTTGAGATACATATCCCACAGCACCTGCGCCTGGAACACCGTATATTTCGCCGATAGGAATTGATGGATCTTGTTCGTAAATACCAAATGAGCAACATGGCGCACATCCAAAATCAATTTGTGGATACACAAGAACATCATCGCTTCCTGTCCTATAACGATTTAATATAATCGGATCGCCTATCTGATAATTAAATCCCGAACTAATAATTCGAACCTCTGATAATATACCATAAACATTTTCATAAACATCTCCGGTTGTTCCTCCTACATCAAAGAATGCAGGTTGTCCCGAAGCAAATTTTCCATTGATTTCTTTCAAAGAAAATTCAGCAACATCAGCACCACGAACACTGTATTGTATTACAGAATCCACTGTTGCAAATGCCGTGATTTTTTTACTATATGGATCTCTTTGCTTAATTTTTCCATAAACATAGTCAAAAAGATCGTCCCCAGCAAATGCTGTTGTTTTTATAATATCTGGAGAGTTCCATCTACCATCAGATAAACGAAGCATGTCCGTCTCTGGATAATAGAACTCTAATACACTATTATAAATTATACGGAATAAGAACTCAAAGGCCTTTTCTGTTCCTTTGAGTTTATAAAACTCTTTTATGTTTTTAATTACTGACTGGACATTTAGAGGAGTCGTGCCGTTATTTGTAGTTGCTAATTCAGTTGGAAAATTTAAAAGGTAAGTTTTTCTAAACTCATCAACAAAAGAATTTATAGTGGTATCGATATCCGACACTGAGGTGAGTCTACTAATTGCACCAACTGAATTTTCATTTTGTTCTACCCATTCATAATACGCTTCGATAAATGAAAGAAACATTGGGTAGTCAGATCGGACAAAATCAGGAACCTGTGATTCTATGAAGGGAGATATACGGAAAAGAACCGACTCTTGTTCTGGAGTCAGTTCAGCAAGAACCTGCGAGATATCCGATGGTTGGAGATCAACGAAGGACTTTAACTGGAATAATAGGGGTAAACTATTATATGGGTTTGACATTAATACCCTCCGCCTCCTGAGAATGATCCGCCGTCACTACCACCACCATCACTACCACCACCATCAGAATCACCGCCTGCACCACCCGGTGGTGATGGTGGAATACTCGTACCTTCTTCGTCTGGAGGAATGATGGGTGGATCTTGAACCGTGCCATCTACGACACCAGTTCCACCCTGTCCACTGTCTGAATTCGAAACTGATCCATCACCACTGTAGAATGATGATGATTGTGATCTATCTATTATTGTGCTATCTGCACCAGTTGGAACTTGATATCGATCCAATCCAATCGCAAGAGAAGTAGAGATATTATCATATCGTTCTTTTCTAAGTGCTTTAGTAGTTATTGAGACTTTAATAGAATCGCTGTCTAATTCATCGTATGTTAATATTAAATTATTCGTTGCCAAAACATCTTGATCATCTGGAACTGCCGTGAACCGAATAACTTCGCTTCCATCATCGATAGATACAGGAACAAAGGAAGACGATAATGTTATCTTACCTTTCTTATAATTTACTGCACCAACATTTGAATTTAAAATTTTCTTGGTTCCCTTTTCAAAGTACAGTAAACGGATAAATCCACGACCATCATCTTCAGCAAAAGCGGTTTGCATTTTACCATTTAAATCTAGATGTTTAAAATTTGTAGATGTAATAACTGGCATATGACCATCATGTGGATGAAAGATCGGGTTCTTGAAATTTATTGTATACCCGGTAGATGCCCCTAACGTCGGATATAACCATTTTTGTATTCTTATCGTTGTTTGATTTCCAAGAATAGAATCTTCTGTCTCGTCAATTTTCTCAAGTAATCTAGAAAACACCATGTCTTGCTCAAACTTTTCTAGGTTTGTATCAATGTATGACTTAATATTTGCTTCTGTTAGAATAGCAACCGCTTGTGGTGATAATAAAGTTTTGTTTGGATTGTATAAAACTTCTGTATCTAATAGTAGATAAAGATACTCTGGGTCGATAACCTCCGGAATTATACTGACAAGGTTCTTACTTTTAACTATGTCATTGATAATATTTCTCTTGGCACTTTCATTTAGATACTTACCACTCTCTGGTTTTATAGAGATAAAAACTTTTCCATATTGAGGTGGAGATTCTTCCTCACCACCATACACATTAATTGTTTCAACGTCTGCGTATTCTTTTGCTACTAAAGTTTCATAATCGATGGCAGTTACTGCACGATCTTGTGCTTGGAATGTTCGAGGAGCAAAGTATTTGATGTTTTTAATATCTTCTGGATCAGAACCACCAGAAGAAAAGTCTATAGTTTCCACATATGCATTACCCGAAATCGAGAATGCCCTGTTTGCAGTAGACTCATTTTTGCCGATATTATTGGCATTACTTCCTGCACTAGAAACATATGTTAAAGTTATGACATTACCATCTGCTAATTCTTGTCCAACAATCCCATCCCCGAAATATACTTCAAAGAAATTATCTTTTGATTCTTGCAAGAACCAAACTTTGTCTGTTGATTTATAATCTGTAAAGTTTGTTCCTTTAGACCAAGTATCGAAAAATCCACTTCTATCTGAAGTTGAAGTTTGTACATTTATCACCAGATGTTCTGTATCTACATTTACATCTGGAATTCTAAACATTTTGTTTGACACTGATGAGTCATAAACAAAGGAAACAGTTCTTCTTAATCCTTCATAAATTGACACATTAGGAGCAATTCCGTTTCCTAAATTATCTTGGTTTGTATCTTCTTCAATTAGCACAGGGGTTTTATTAAAGAAAGTATAATTTGTTCCATCAGGACCCGTGGCGGTAAATGTTGTAAATGCAGGCAAATATGTGCCTGATTCATAAGTGGTGTTATACTTTACATTTATAGTAGAAAAGGCAGACTTTTTTGATGTTGGAGTATATCCAAGATGTTTTGATAGAGAAACAACAGAGTCTCTCATAACTGCACTGTCTAAGAACATTTCATTCGCAACCATGTTTGCATAGAAACCCATGTAGTGAGTATTGTATGAAAGAACATCCAAAAGTATAGATAGACCAGATCCTTCGAAGTCATAGTCTTTGAAAACTTCTTGAGACTTCAGATAAGTCTTGAGAGATTCTTTGATATTCAGAAAGTCTAATTCTGTAAGTTCAAGATTTTTATCGTTGGTTGCCATTATCGTAATCTCTCCAGTGCAAGATTCAAGGTTTCTATTCTATCGTCATTTTCTAACCTAAAAATAATAGTTGCTACCATTTGATGTGTATCGGATATAATTGCAACTCTAACATCTTCCACTATTGCTCTAGGTTCAAAATCCTGAATAACCTCTTTTATCCTATCTTTTGTTTCGATGACCGCAAAGGGCCCTGCTAGTTCAAATAATTGATCTGTTATTCCACCGAAGAGGCCTGGTTGAAATGGTCGTTCGTATTTATTTGTCATTACCAAATTTCGAATAGACCTTTTTACCGCCTCATAATTCGTCTTTAGCGGAACATCTCCTGTAATGGGGTTCCGAGTAAACGAAAGATCTAGATCTGAAAATTTGTATTTTTTATCTCTCATATGTCTATTTATCTGCCTGAAGTGTAAGATGTGTAGAAATCTTGCGAACTGACTCGCCAATTATTCCCTCAACAACTTCCTCATCAATAGCGTCTACTTTATCTGTCGCACACCACTGGAACATGACAAAACCAGTAATAAGTCCGTGGTGCTTCAATGGTTGTACAGAGAATGCCAGAACATTGTGTAACTCTAGAAAGTTCTTACAATACGAACTTGCATCTTCTTCTCGCCAATCTCTTTGGAGATAAACCACGGTTGGTTTATCTTTCTTTATCTGTCGAAGCAAAGAAACACACATAGAGATCAAGATGTTTTGAAGTTTTTCACCACAACTAGAAATACCATAACGAAGAGACTCGTGTGAGGTAGACATTTTTTTCACACCAGAACCATCGAGGAAGTATTCCCCGTTGTGGAACTGAATAATCATTGCCCTTGCGGCATCTACTTTCGTTCGTGCCTCCGTGAGTGCTTCATGTACTTCGCTGTGCATATCCCATAATTGATCATTTGCCCGGCGGTTTGTTTTGCCGGTTAGTAATCTTTTGAGTGTCTGCTTTAACGTCCATGTTATACCCATACCGATCAGAGCAATCACGATTCCAAGTTCAACATAAAAACCGAGATCAACTGATTTTAATAAGTCCATATGTACAACAATCCTTAACTTATATTATTTTGAGATGTAGTAGTATTTATACATCCGGCACATCGTGTTTTATACTTTAGTCGTCAAAATCGATTCTAATTACGATATTAGAGAGTATGCCACTTCCGGGACGGAACTCGTCATTCTGATCCATGAATGATGCCTGCATGTCTTCATGCAGGTGTAGGAAGAAATCATTCTTACCACCGGCCTGATCTTCGAATGGTATTTCTAGATGGATTGAGTCACTGAACGGAGTTACGGCATGTATTCCCTTATCACAGTTATCTGGGAAACCCATGTTTCCATTAGTTGAAGACAACATTGTCAGCGCCATGTGCCAACCAAAGGGGTCTGGTAACTTCGGAATCATTGAACATCCAGCGATACCAGGTCCACGTTGTCCTCGAACGTAAGCACTAGATCCAGTTTCGGGTGGAGTTCCGGCCGGATCAAGACGCAAATCTCCAAATATGTGGATTGTTCCGCTGCCCTGTATGAATTGTCCGTTTGGGTTTCCAAAGACTCGACCGGGCATCAATCCATCATTGAAAACAGGTACGGTGAATGCGTCCGGATTGTCGAAGAGATCTTCTGTTATGAACACATGTGAGTGATCCATAGTAGGATTGGAACCATCTTCTGTACCCCACCCATTCATCATACCTTCGGGAAGTTTTTCTAGATCCGGGTAATTTGTTATTGTTATACTTCGTTCGGTGGACTGACTTTCTTGTTCTGCCTGATTTAGATCTTTTCCGGGGGTTATTGTAAACGAGAATGATACTGGTACGTTAGCAGTCCAGTTTTTCATGTTATCGTTTAAATGTACACGCAATGCGTCATCTGTAGTTTTTGCTTTCTGACGACCCGAAGCATCATAATCTTTTCGAGCATATCCAAATATAGCAGGAACACACCAATCAACAGGCAAATCCGTTTGATCTCTACCCTCGTTACAGGTTACAAGAAGATCTTCCATACTTCCGTAGCGATCCTTTAGTTGCTTATGTAAATCGAATTCTTCTTGTGATAATGGCCAGAAGAAATTACCATTTTGCACAGGGACGTTTCCTGTTTGTGGGTATGCTGGATCGGTTCCAGGCCCGGATACTAATCTATCAATGTTTTCAATTCCACCTGAAAAACTAAATTCCGTTCCTAGATTATTGAAATGTCTATGTCCAATTGTAACTTTTTGGTTTCCGGCAAAAATGAATACTTCCTTTTTCCAACACCCATCTTTTTCTAGTTCAAATGTGTCTCCATACGAGGTATTACGATTTGGAAGATTCCCCTCACCATTATATCTGTTTTTACTTTTTCTTGACTGTGTGTTCTGGACATATTGTCCATCACCACTGTTATACCCACGACCTATGATATTAATAGGGAGTGTCATGTACACATCATCCCAGATTACGGTTCTCTTGGGAACAAGTGTAACTGTACATTCTATATTATCTTCGTTGAACTTGTATGTTCTTTCCAAATACCCAATACCACCCAACTCAGAAACTCCATCAAACGTAGACGGAACATTTTGTGAATTTGAATATAGGAAATCAGTGGGTTTTGCTAAAAAGTTACGATTGAAGTGTTGTTTATGAACTAAAGTTCCGATGTGATCCGGGTCAGTGCCTTCAGTCCATTCTGCCGTAGCACTGTCTGACGAAGGTTCTGCCCATGCGTAACCACACCCATCCGCATCTATTGCATCATTCCAGACTTGACCCAAATCGGGATTATTTACATCATCCTCCCGCTTATATCGTTTCATATAAATTTGGTTTGAACCCATCCAACCTTTTCGACGACCACATAAGACTGATCCATTTTCTGGTGTGGTTAGCAAACTAAAACCACCTCCAGCAGACGGACCCAATGCCCACATGTATTCTGGATCGTGTCCTTTGTTTATCCTGTTATTCCAATCTTGATCTTGATTACTTGGGTTCCACCCATCAGTATGGATATGACAGTAATACTTGTCTGTTTTTACAGACACACTACCCAGATCTTGTCTGGTGGCAGAGGTTTCATTACCTGCTGTATTTTTCTGATTGGTTCTCACTCCAATATTATTTTCGTTATATATAACAAAACTAGGCCATAATTTAACAAAAGATCCATTGATATGTGCGGGTAGTGGACTCGGCAATTCATTAGGTATTGAATTTGGTGATATTCCAAAGTTTGCGTACTGTGGACCTTGTGTTACATCTAATGTATTATCATCCTTATCCATCCATGCAGATGTTGCGTTCCTTGGTGTGTTGATATCATACGATGGATTTACTCCCTTATTACCAAGTCCTTTAAGTTGCCCGTTAGATTGTAGATCGAAATTTTCACGAAATCTAGTTGGTGAGTATGGATTGTCATTTGTTGGATTCAGTTTAGTTTGAATAAACAGCCTTTTTTCTATAAAACTAACATCATCTCCGTTGTCTTCATCGAGGTTGAAAGAAACACCATAAGGATCTGTAATATTATGTTGCCACTGACGATACATGTCGTTCCAGTTTTCGTAGTTTCTCCCAGTTGTCCATGCAACTAGACTGTGACACGCCTCCATCACTGGAATGTCTATAGTATCACCATAAGAATTGCCTATGAACTCCAAGAAACGACGAGGGGAAGTTGCCCAACAAGAACCATCAACTCTTGAGTTGTAGTCATTACATCCAGCAACAGAACCATCCGGTTCAATTACGATTGTGTGATTCCAGTAATCGGTTAGATCATTTATCTGACTTTCATAATCACGCAGAGTTAGTTCATTTATGGCAAGAACGTCATCACCCTCACCGTTCTCTATTATCTTGTCTCTTCTTTTTAGTAAGTAACCACGGACTTCGGTTAATGAGTATATCGCAAAGGCACAGTAAATATTACAATATCCACCAGACTCTTGCCAGGTTGGATGATTGTGGTTGTATCGATTGTCTGATATCTTTATATTCCGAAGGAAAAGATAATCAATTGCACTATCGTTAAAACATGCTGCTGCTTTGGCCAACGCAATCCACGCATGAACCCATTGGTTGTGAGCAGAACATATGAGATATCCCGCATATCGTTCGAGGTGATTCATTACACCGATTTTTATTATCTGTTTGACTTCCTCTGCATCTTCTCCGGTAAATATATCATCCTCCGTAGATCCAATATCCTCCCAAACATCGAGCAGTGGAATGATTGTGTTTGTAGTAAATGCAAGTGCGCCACCTCTGTAATCGTCGTTCCAATAAGGACTGTCTCCATTTTGATCGAACTGCATCAATTGATGTAGGAGAGCGAGAACAAGTCTATTTCGAATACCAGCATTCTTATAAAAAGGATTTGCATCACGAAGGAATCCTAGACCCAAGTCTTCTCTGGTATCACCAAGAGAATACATTCTGGCAAGAGGGGCCCCCAAACCTGAAGTAGGTCCGAGACGAGGAAATTCCTGATCTTTCCAGTTGGAATAAATGTTTCCCTCTGCATCATGAAGATATCTAAACACACTGGCGTATGGATTTCCTAACGAATTGGGGTTTCCTAACGCATCGAGATCCGCCCCATCAAGTTTAATATCTTGATGTAAGTTTTTATGCCAGTTCCAAAAAACACCAAACCAAGGAGAAGTCGGATCCATATTTTGTTCGAATATGTGACATGGTAGAAACTCAAACAATCCCGGTTTTATAACAGCATTGCTAAGTCTATTTACCTTATCTTCACCCCAATACTTAGTAACTTCAAAATCGACGTTGAAGTCAGGCGCTGGGCCCAGCGCCGTCTGGAAATCATCCAAGATATTCTGTCTGATTGACGCTTGCATTTCTCCGGCGTAATCCCACGAATCGCCTTCTAGATCTATACCGGGCCGTCCAACCCAATAGGGATCATCCGGTGTATTTACAAGGCCTTCATCAACAACAAGTAGTTTATAATCTTGTCTTGCTTGTTTTATGTACTGCCACGCAGATCTTTGATTAGCATTCAAGAATGTAATTCTTTGAGAATCCCAAGGATAAACTTCTAAGTCTTCGTCGTACTCGTAACTAATTCCATTGTTCAGTCGTATCGCAGTGTTCCTATCAGAACATAGAATAAGAGGAACATCCGTTGCACCATGCCTGAGATAGTTTATCGGTGGTTTAACATCATCCGGTTCCCTATCCTCTACTTCTGTTATTTCATGTGTCTCTACCATCAAAGCATTTGCGTGATCTGTAGATGATCCATCACCATCATCCAAGTTAACCCAGTCAATTCTATACACCTGTCGAAAACTCTCGTTTCTCAGGTGTTCAGGTCCAGAGATCGAGTAATCTAATGTTAGAGAAGGTGTATCAGAAGTTTCATGAACTACCCAAGACCTTCTACGTTCACCAGTTTCTGTAAGGGTTTCGTTCATATCAAATTGTTTGATAAGCACATCGTCTGCATCCACGACATCTTTAAATATTTTTACGTTAAATCCGGCAGATCCAGAGAACATGTCTCTTGCCTGAAACCATTGTTTTAGTCCTGCGTTTGGATCTGTATGATCTATAATCTCCGGCGGAAGCGAACAAAAGTAAACAGAACCGCTTTTTGCTTGTCTATCATCTTTCTTGCAAAGATCAGTAAATCCCATATCACCTTTCCACCCGTAGGGTAAAGGCGGATCTAAGATCAACTCAACGGTACTCATTCTTCCTTCGCCGTTTATAGATGCGTATATCGTAACTATTCGTATTTGGTATACCCCACCAACTTCCGAAGCAGGAACATCAACAGAAACCTGTACAGATTCACCAGACCCTCTGGGAAATATTGCTTCGTGTTCTGGGTACTTGACAGGCACGGGAGGAGATGCATCAGGTCTACCATAACTAGGTCCGTGGAATACAGTTGGATCTTTGTAATCAACACACTCTAAAAATTCTTTGTGTAGAAGTCTACCTTCCGGATCCAAAACTTCTATATTATATCCCGGAGCAGAGTTAAACCATAATGCTTCGAAACTTAGTGTAGCGTTAAATGCATATCCACTCTCGTTATCAACGAAGAATGAATAACCGAAGGAGGGTATTGAGTGTCTGCTTTCTGGTAATTCTGCCATACTCTATTTATCCTTATTCAAATATCCCAATTGGTGGATCATCATTAAATCCGGGAAGTGGGATACCTCGAAGATCTATTGCACTTTGTGGGAGGACTTGCACGAATTTGTTAATACTGTTGTCGTAAGATAAAGTAAAGTTATCTCTTAGTACACCTTCCCACTTACCTGTGCCGTTGCTTCCCGATCCTGCCGAAAGGGTGTTTTCGTCCGGTTGGAACAAGCAGTTTCTAACCCATATTCCGGTAGGAACATTCGTTCTGCCCACATTAGAATCCCAAAATTTAAACGTGGAATTTTGAATCAATGAGTTTGTATAAACACCAGTTGTAGGTCTACCGGCCTTGATCCACTGCGTGAAAGAACAGTTACTAATGAATATGTGATCCGAAAGACTAAACATATTATTACCTTCAGTGCCTCCGTCTGTCCATTCACACGCATAATCAACGTAAGCAATTCTTTCAAATATTGAGTTTGTGGCATCAAGAAGGAATGGTTGGAAGTTCTTCACATTCCAGATGCGAAGACCGAAACAGATTCTGTTTCTGTTCATCTTGTATGCATTACTACCAAAATGCTGGACACCATCGATATGTGCGCCACTTCCGGGACTAATATCAGAATCCGAAGCAGTGCAATCAAGAAGCATACGACTAAGAGAAAAAACGTCAGTGTCTCTCGATCCTGTAAAATCTGTATTTCTGATAATAGTAGATCCACCAAAACCAAGGTATCTGTTAGAAACACGACATCCATCTACCATTTGTGCATAGGTTTTACCATTACCATTTATAAGACCTTGTCCCTGACGCCGGTCACCTTCTTGGTTTGTATTCTCTGAATCATAATGATAAGTGTTTTTAAACCAGAAATATGAACCATTTTGATTCGGTTGCATATACTGAGCAACCTCATCATCTACAGTAATATTCTCAAATTTAGTGTATTTTGGACCAGACCAAGTGAAAAATGCTTTCGGGCCAGAGAATCCTGTTCTACCTAATATAACTTGTTGTGCTGGATCAGTCTGATCTAAACTTGGATCTGCACTGAAAGTTACCCATACATCATCGGGACCACCTTCGTATGCAGAGGTTTCATAAACACCGGGAGTTTGTATCACGAATTTTGCGTTTTCTTTTTGTCCAGTAAAGTTTCTGTAGGTCCACTTTAATCCATCATACGGATCTTCAGCAGTTCCCGAACCGTTTCCTGTGGGAACTATTACAGTAGGTGCATTTGCGTATTTTGCTGGACCCCAAAGGAACATAGAGTGTTCACCTTCACTAATAACTTCAGTTCCCCCACCCGCTATATTCCGTAGCAAGTGTTCTGGGTTGTTTAAGTAATCTACATCGCCGTTGGGTGTATTCTGTAGGACAAATGGTTTTCCTTGATCTTTAGGATATACTATTGCACGAATTTCAATTAGATCATTATTCTCTGGTGCTTGAAGAGTTACCCAATATTCACGATTGCCCGTTCTTGGATTCCGTGTCATCTCATTTACAGTTGTTACTGGTCCATTGTTTGCCTGAAACTCCACTCTGTCTATACCGTTTGCATGAAACGCAACAACTCCGATATTAAATCCATCTGAATCTATTACCTGCATAGGAATAACATTCCACCTTGCAATTGGTAATGTTTGTTGATCTGCTGGGTGGTCTCCACCATCCGAATACGAGGCAGGTTGTGGTGTATCGTTCCAAGTTCTAGCCAGGCCTGGTTCTAGTAGTTCACCACTCCCAACATCACCACCAGAAGCATCGGGGTTGAGAATATAATCACAAAGATCTCCAGGCCCAACCGTCCCACCATTAATATCATCCACCATCAAACTGCTAGACCATGAAGTTGCAGAAACAACTAAACCTTTACTTAGTAACGTATTAACCAGTTTTTTGAATTCTGAGAATACCATGAGTCTACCGTTTGGGGTTTTTCCACCTTGAGTATTATTAACCCACGGTGCCGTAATCAAGGACTGAAGGTCAAGAACCGCATGATGTTCGGTTGTTGCTGGATCTAGATCCCATGTGGTAAAGTCAATAACAAACTGAGAACCTGTATTAACCTTCCCAATGAATTCTCCGTTTTCACCTGAAGTTGGGACAAATACACCAGAAGAAATGGGAAACAATCCCCATCCCTTGTTTTTGGTGTAGTCCCAAGTACCATTTAGTTTCATTCCACCATCTGGATCGCGGGGAATCAATTCAAATATTTGGTTATCAGTTCCGACTATATTAGCGATAGTTTCTATTCGTTGATCTCCCGCCAGATAATCACTTTCGTTGTTTGATCTTGCGATTCTAGTTCCTGCATCAAACGAAGCATTATCAAAACCACATTGAGAAAGAATATCCCACTGACGTTGCCATTCATCTGCTGGATATACCGATGGTTCTTTTTCTGATCTTGCCCATCCCGGTGAAAATGCTAAGAGATCATCATCGATAAAATCTTTGCTCGATGTTTCATACGCTTGACCATAACCTATATAACAAAATACTTCTTGGACACCGGCCGCCCTCAACGCATCTGTAGCAACTTTCCACGAAGAAACCTGATCTCCTCTGGCCTCCTCACCGGGTAAACCATTTGGTGTGAATGGAGTAGGATATGTATTTACAAGACCTATTTCCGTATCTTGTCCGATTAGAGAATTATTAGAACGAGTATCGTAGGAATTTGCCCCATCGAGAAGCATACCTGTACCGGCCTTGTTTGTGAAGTATCCCTGATTGTCTTCGAGATTTCCGCTTAAAGGATCCCCTGCCACAAACCCAGCAGGATTTCCAATCATCACACGATTAAACATTCTTCCACCGGCAAGGGGCTTGTTTATAATCTGTTGTTGCACATAAAACAATCTACCATTTTGCTCGGGGTTCTGTAGAGCAGAAACATTACCAAACGCTGGGGTATGTAACCAATCCGAACGACCACCATCCACCCCACCTGCTATTCCGTAAGATTCTCTGAACCCAGAGAAAGATGCAAAGTAGTTGATGTAGAATGGTGATCGATCTATAGTACGGAAATCTACATCACCACCTCCGGGTTCACCGCCACCACCTCCGGGTTCACCAGAGTTTCCTTCGAACTCACTAATGTAATGGCCTAGAGTGGTTTCTGGACTGTTTTTTTCAACCTCTACTTTGTATTCAATGTTGACAATATTTTGGTTTGGAATCCAACTAAAATTATCTACAAAGAAAGGATCTCCGACCTGGAGATCACCGGGTAATAAGTTTTCAATCAATGTCCAATTTGAAGTACCCGAGACACGACCGTAAAGATTATATGATAATGCGTTTTCTGCAATTATAAATTTAATTTTATTTGAAGCATTACTATCTTCAACAGATATAACACCGTTGTTGGAATTTGTTAAAGAAGTACCTACAAATACAGTTCTATTCCATGTCATCCTCTTCCTCCTCCGGTGCTAGAATCATCAATTATAGTCGATCCATCATTGGGACTGATATCTGGTTCATCTACTGTATCACATCCCGGATCCTCGGGGTCTCCGCCTTCATCATCAACCGTGCCTGGATCAATTTCACTGTCCTGTAGAATTATAAAAAGTGTTTCATCAGACAACGGTGGATCTAGATCTGTTATGGGTGGATCAACATCAGGATCTTCGATGGGATCTAAATCGAACAATATCCTAGCATATTCAGTTTCATAATCTATGAATTTATAAAAGTTGAGTGCATTTTCTCGTGTGATGTCTCCAAACTCACCTACCGTATTCCATGCGCCGGGATATATTTCTCCATCTAAAAGTTCCGGATCGAATGAATCAGGAACACACATATCACATATGGTTCTAAGTCGTGTATCACCAAACGCACTACTCAATGGATATGGTTCTCCGTCACTTTCTCGTCCGCGAAGATACCACTCCCATTTTGTTAAAGGCCACCACTGTTGCCAACTTATTGCCATCACTGTTTTTGGGATGACAGGATCTTCTCCGGCCACCAGATGTTTCCAAATTTCAAGTGGAATCCAAGGGAAATCAACTCCAACACAATTTCGATCTAGTTCCTGATCTGTCTGGTTTTCTAAAACTTTACCTGTAAATTTTCCGATGATTTGTCCACCTAAACGGTTACTAAGATAATCATTTTCGGTTGGAACATTAACATCAGGGAAATGTTTTTCATATGGTCTTTCATCACAACTATTCATAGAATTGGATGATGCCGCTTTCATTTCGTATGCATGTGATATCATGACTCCGGCCTTTTGTCCTAGTCTTTCTTCCATTGCTCGTATATAATTTCTAAGAGGCATTGTCATATTACTGCCCGATTGAGAAAAATATAGTTCTGCATTGTTAAAGTCTATTGAACCAACCATCAATTCTCCAATGTTCTTTGTTGATGATCCAAGACCAAGATTCGTACGAATCTCATCCATCTCTTCTCTAGTAACAGTGCTAAATTGATCTGGTAAACCTGTCAAATTGAGTCGATAAGATGCATCTCCATTCCAGGCATCGTACAGTGTAGCGTTCATCATACCATCAATATGATCTCTCGCAACTTCCATTGTATACAATCCCTCGGCACCCGGATCGATATCTGGTTCGTTGAAACAAAGATGCCAATACCTTGCATCACAACCAATCGGACCTTGATATACTGCTATTCTTCTGCTGGGAGTTCCAACAAATTCAGAAGGCGAACCATCAGGTAGTGTAGGTGAATCACTCTCGTCCACTACAGTTTTTGCATATGCCACGAGATCAACAAAAGTTTCTACCATTCTCTCTAATTTTATTTGCGAGAGTACCAATCGTTCTTTGATCTCTTGAAAACTCGGTGGGTTTTGGAGGCCCTCGCTGGCAATATCGAAAGGAAACTGCGTAGGAACTCCTTGACACGATTTATCATCTGGACCCAATATATGTCGAGTTTCCCATTCGATTTCAGTTCTGTCGTTTACCACACCCATTAATCGTGCTAGTCCTGCTCGTTGTATAATTGAGAATATACATCTGTCATAATTTGGTATCTCCATATTATACAACATGACTCCGAACTCACCAACTAGATCGACACCAGAAGCATCTGCTATATTTTTCTCACTTTTGCTGTTTGTGAGAATTCTATTTTTCATGCGTTCATATAAACATTTGAGCATCGCGTCCCACTGATCTAAATTTGCTCGTTTTAAAATGTGCTTTCTTGTGTCATCGTTATTATGCCATATACCGGGTGTCCAAATTACTTGCTGACCTGGAAGTCCACCGTCAGAACCCGTTGTAAGTGGTTGTTCTTTCAATGTTCCTAGTAAACCTTCATCTGGATCCCACCAACATCCCGGATCGCCTAAGAACATCAATTCGTTTCCTCTTAAGTGTCCATACTCACTACTACCAAGAGTAGAATATATTTTCTCACCAGTGATAACATCGTAGTCCTGATCATCAACCCAGTGAGCAACAAATTTCCAATTGGTTCCGACTGATGGTGCTTCATCAATTATATCAGCATAAACCGATGCAAGGATTGGTGTACTATCGTTTTGGGGACCATTCAGTATGGTGCCGGTCCTTCTCTCGGGTAGACATCTTTTTTGATTAACTCCACGATCACGGATAGATTCCATGTAGTGCAAGTATTGGCCCTCCATCCAATCGGAATCTTGAGAACCTTCACCCCGATCTGCTACGAAGTATTCATGAGAAAGACCGGTTCCAGTCACCGTTTTAAATTTACCATAACCACTTGCCCACCACCGTTCCATGCTAGTTCTATAATATAATCCACTGGTCCCTGGTCTTTCGGAGTCCGTTTTCATAACACCAGTTCGCCATCTAGAATAATCGGAATCAGAACCATTATTAAAATATCTCTTTCTGGTTTGTATATGGGGATAAAATGGTAGCCATGTATCGTCACTAATATTTGGACTTTCTTGCCAACCTCGCGGTGGTTCTGAAAATCCACAATACCATCTGTTCCAAAGGGTGAGTTCCTCGGTAGTCATAAATGGATTCCCCGTATCCGGTGGTTCGCCATTTATCAAATCTGACGCAAGATAAAAACCGGCGCCGCCAGGGATGTAGGTATCATCTCTGTATCCCCAATCGTCAATTGGATTGGGTAATCCGAATTGATTGTTCTCGCCCCATTTGTCTTTGATATTGTGGTTCATAATTGTTCCGTTTGTGGTAACACAATTATGGTCTCTAGGAGGCGAATCGATAAAATAGTTAGAAACAAAATCAGAACCCATCACAACAGGCCCATAGTTATTGTGAATTTCCCATACCAATTTATTACCCACACCAGCAATGTCTGCTGCTTCTGATATTCTTGTAAAATAGTCAGTGAGTCGTGCGCCGCTGTTCTCATTGTTATCTACAATCGTCCACTCAAATGGCCAATGTCCTCTATTCTGATCTGATCCTCCACATGTTGCAGCAATCGTAGCATAATCCAGCGGTTCGAGCATCCTCGCAGTGTATCCTCCGGGACTAAGCATTGTTTGGAAAAACGAATCCATAAAATCACCGGCCGGCGTTCCTTTTTTTGCTGCCCAATATTTAATGCTTCCTCTGTTAAGATACGGAACATAAGCACAACCAACTGGGTTATCTGGGTATGCGGACTTGTATCTTGTAATACCAGCAATCCACGCTTCGACAATCCATTCTCTTTTAGTTTCGAAGTTAAACGGAACGCTATTAAGAACTGCTGAACTCATCTCTAGAGGATTTCCTGCCTCTTGGTTCATCAGAATTAATGTGTAATAAAAAACTGACGCATCAAAAAACCCACACTCCATATCGAGATTGATAGCAATATCATTATCCCACGGTAAACTAAACGATCCGTGTGGACCACCACCGATCGGAAAATCATTTCCGTGCATACCCGATGCGATTGAGTTGAACGTCCACGGACGATTTTCTCGAAGACCGATCGGATCTCCTAATGTATCGTTTGTTCTTTGTAGTTGAGCATCAACCCAATCATCCATGAACTGGTTCGCCTCGATTTCCGTATTTGGAAATCGCTGGTACATCAGACTATCGGTTTCGCTCGCAAGAATCCAATGTGTTAGCAATACGTCATCACGACCTTGTTTGACTTTATTATGTAAAGCAGGATCATACGCTCGAACGGGCATAGACTTGATGACTTTTTCATTCCATACAAATTGCATTAATCAGAGTCTCCCGATGACGTTTTGTGCTTCTGCTGCTCTCTGTTCAGTCGTCCCTGCTTCGCTTGCAGACATTGCGAGCAATCCTTCACTACCCAACGATTCCTGAATACCTGCAATCGCATTCTTTGCTGAAGCAGATACAGTATCTATTGCACCCTGAGCAAACTCCGTGATGCCCGACTGCACTGATCTAACAGCGTTACCTACTTCTTCTGCTAGTTCATTTGCCTTTGCTTTCGCTTGGTTGATTGCATCTGCACCTGCCGCAACAAATGGGGGTGCTTCTGGTAACTCTGGAGTTGGAATCGAGAATGTACCTGATGGGATTGACGTTCCTTGTTCGAATGCCTGTAGTGCATCAAGTTTGCCCTGAAGACCAGGAACTGCAAACTCCTTCAACAACTGACCAGTCCAACACGGATTTGATCGTACTGCCGCAATGAGAGTATTTGCGACTCCATACTTCTGTACCATGTTTCTCATATTACTAAGATTATCAACTGTTTGGTTATAACTGTCCAACGCATTGTTTTTTGTTTCGGTTAGTCCACCCGCGAGATCTGTTACTTGTTGAACAAGTTCATTTTCTTGAATATCACCACCAAGGAATGAACCAATTGTTTGTTGGAGTATATTGTTAGACGCACCGACCGATTGCATCAATGTAAGTCCACCGTCTTCAAGAATTAAATTGAAGTTTGGTCCAAAGTTATCTTCGATCACATCCTGTCCGGGAAGTCGGAGGTTTGCCTTCATGCTGTTGAATGTATCAGACAGACTGACAATATTATTCTGATTGAAGGCATTGGCATCAAGTGTGTTGACAGCACCGGACATTCTATCTGTTGCGTCTTTGATGTTGTTAAGAATACCTGCGTTCGGACTTCCGATTTGTGCGCCGGGTTGTCCGTTCAATTCACCGAGCAAGTTGTTCATGCTCTGTAGTGCCGAAACTGTTGCAGGTTGGAGTCCTGTTCCCGGAGGAGCATTTTCATTGTTATCTAATATATTTGTAATCGACAGTTCGTTATCCTGTGCAATTGCCTTCGCTGTGTTGACGATCGTACCAACCGGGTTCTGAAAGGCGTTGCCAGTCATCACATCGTTGATGATGTCCAGTGAAGTTTGCCCGAGATCTTGTGTCTGGGGATCGCACTGTGGATCGAGTGGGTTGAAATCTTCTAGACTTAATGGCATTATCCGGCCCTCACATTTCCTGAACCTGTTGCTGAGTGTCCACACGATGCGGCATCACCTGCACGACATACTGGTATTCCGCCGACTCTAACCATACCAGATCCCGTTACTATAACGGGGGCAGTGTGTTGGTTAGGACAATCTCCGCCGCAGTGATTTGCAATCAAACTCCCAATTTGGGCCACAGGCATTCCGTTCACCTTGACGTTTGAGTTTCCTGTTAAGATTGTATTTCCGGCCGTGTCCATTCCGACTCTTGATATTCCTGGCATGATATCTCCTCAGTTTATTTATACGTCAACCAAACGCCTTTATGATTACTTTTCCAGCACCACCATTATTGGCCGCAGTGTTGTTCTGTGAAGCACCACCTCCACCACCACCACCGGGAACCTGTCCTACCGCAGCAGCAGAACCAAGTCCGCCTTCAGTTCCAGCACCACCACCATTACCACCATCGGGATTTGCACCATCACCACCATCAGTTCCTGCTATGGCAGTACCAGAACCAGAAGTTCTATTTGTAGCATCTCCACCGTCCGTGTTTACTAAATTTCCATTTTGTGCAACACCGCCTTCACCTCGAAGACCGCCGCCTGGGGCCTGGGCGCTTCTTCCCCCCTCACCACCACCTGCTATGATATCACTGAATGTAGTGATTGTGCTACTACTTCTTTTGTGTAAAGTGAGTTGTGTGTCTCCTCCATCAACACCATGATTAATCGTGTTGATCGCAGCACCACCACCTGCACCTACCGTAAAAGTTAAAGTGTCATCTTTACGAAGATCTACTATTCGAATTTTGTGTTTGACATATGCACCACCACCACCGCCTTGACCGTTGGTATGAGACGACGAACCTCTACCAATGACGATTGTCCCACGTCCACCGCCGCCTCCACCACCATACATCTCGACTTCGATGAAAACAACTCCGGAAGGTATTGTATATGTTTGAGTGCCTGTCGAAGTGATGTTCGTGGTACTCAATACTTGATATGCTCTTCCGCTTGCTGCTCTACTTGCACCAATCATGAGAAGTTAATTCCACCCACAAATCCATAGATGTTTGATCCGGCGTCTATTGTAACGAACGATAGAATGTCGATACCGGATGCTGTGAGTGTTGGTGCAACATCACCGGGCCACTTGACTGCTGACGCCCAAGTTGTTGTGTTTGCACCACCGTTTGTGATCAGGAGTGTGAGGGTTCCTGCATTACCAGTTGCTGGTGGATTCGTGAAACTGAATTCACAGTTTCCGTTCCCGGTTACAGTCTGCACATTACCGGAAGAGAAATCAATCGCAGTATTGCCAGTGATTGTTCCGATTGCATTTACAGTTTCTGCGTAGTCCTTGAACTTGGGTCTTTCGAGTTGGTTGTCTTGGAAGTTTATCGCACTTCCGAAAGTAGATCCACCAGTCACCGAAACTCCAGAAGAGAATGTTACCCCTGCTTCAGCAGATATTCCCTGTGTGTGGATTATACCAGCGTCTAAGGTACTACCCTCTATAGTTGTGTTGGTAGCGTCGGCATCTAGGAAAACATTACCACCGGCAGAAAGTTTTATATTATCAGGAGTGAAGTCTAAGTATGTGTCACTATCTCCCACATGCGTGAGTCTTTGCTCGATGTCAACGGCAAAAATGGGGAATCTAACAAGTCCATTAGCATCGTCAAACAACGCTACTTGGTTGCCGTTTTGAATGATCGTCGAGGATGATGCACCATCGAAAACGATATCACGACCGTTTCCTATTGTAAGATCCTGTTGAACGTCAAGGGTTGCACCGATGTTGACTTTATCCGAGAAGGTGCATCCTGCACCGGAAGAAATACCACCGAGCGAAAGTAGATCGGTGCTGGGATTGTAGATCAAACCATCCTCACCAGTACCGCTGTCTACCTTTGCTGCAAGATTTGCTGTTCCCGTAGTAGCATCAGCAAAAATTATCTTATAATCATTGTCATCACTTTTTGCTTCAACTTGCACCTGAGTGGCCGTGGTCGCGGTGGTTGCGTTGGTTGCGGAGGTGGCATTTCCGAACACAGCACCAACCACATTACCAGTTATCACACCATCTGATGTCAGTGTTCCACAGTGAATATGTCCACCACTGATACCACCGTCTGCTGAGATACCTCCGTCTGTGTGTATGTTGCCATCGACTTGAAGTGCAGCACCGAATGTAGATCCGTCATCAGCAGAGATACCTTCAGCAAAGTGAGTTATCTTATTGTGCTTATGTAAAGTAGAATTAACGAAGA